AAAGACTTGAGGTCAGTTTTTAGATTAATTAAAGCCATTCAATTAGAAAGTTCTACCCTCAGGGGCGGTATTTCTATAATTATCAGTTGGAGTTTGGCCATTTAAGTCTAAAATAGAAGGAGCAGGTTTGTTCTTTAATCTAGGTTTACCATTTAAAGAATATTCATTATGTAACTTAGATCCTTGAAGATTAGGGATAGTAGCGTTTCCTCCATCTAGGTTAGAATAAACTGAACCTTGGTTGAGTAATTGATTTAAGAGTGCCATGTTTATAAATATTTAATTATTGCATTTTATAAGATCCCATTGATAAAGCTTGACCTACTTTATTACCATCTAATGTTACAGTTCCTTCTTTAGTTAATAATTGATTTAAAATAGTATTCATTTGATCCATTTTAGCTAAAAGTGGGCTTAAATCTATTGAAGGAGAAGATGTTGGAGAATTTCCTCCTTTATTTAAATCAGTCCCCGCTATAATTGTATCTTTATCATTTAAAGCATAAGTACCTTCAGGAGCAGTTAATGTTCTTTTACCATATCCTGGAGACATAAGGTCGTCTGCTTTAGACATATATTTATATCCTAAAGCAGCCGCGGCAGCAGCTGCGGCTACCCCTAGCACTGGTCCTACAAAGGGAATTTTAGATACTGAAGCAAAAGCTGACATAGCTGCCTCAGCTATGGTTTTTAATAAGCCTTTTGATTTTATTGCTTCTGCTGCTGTGCTAATCCCTAATCCTGCTTTTTGAGCTGTATTTCTCATAAACTCAATAGCTAGTTCTCCTTTACTAACAATAAGAGCTTTATTTTTTAAAGTTAGATATGTAAGAGTACCAGCTGCTAAAGCAGACATTAATTCTATACTCTGAGTAATAAATCCAATAATTGAACCTATAGTATTAGATATAAGTTTAAAAGTAAATAAGATAGGTTGAAGAACCATATTAATTACAGGTAAAACACTTGTAGCTAAGTCCATCAAAGGAGAAACAATAGCTAGTATGGGCTCAGCTACACTAACAAATATTTCTCGCATTTTATCTATAGAAGCATTAAAACGTTCTTGAACTGATTGGGATTTTAGTTGAGAAGCTAATTTTTCATCACCTAACTTAGCTGCTATAGCATCATCTGATAAACCTTGTTTTTTAAGTTTGTTGTAGGCATCTTGAGCTGTTCCTTCTTTAGCACCCAATTTAGCTAAAACTTCTCTATCTAAAATAGATTGAGCTAATTCGTCACGTGATAATCCAACAGATTTAGCTAAAGCTTCTTGTTGGATAACATTCATTTTACCAAACTCAGCTGAGCCACCAATTTGTTTGGCTACTTCAGCCGCTGCTGCTCCAGTTTCACCTTGTAAAGCTAAAAATCTAGCCTGTTCAAAATTTAATTGCTTACCAGTTAATAACTCAGCCTCTAATTCAGATTCAATTGAAGATTGGAAGTTAAGTAATCCTTCAGATATTTTAGATGCTTGTTCTAGATTAAGTCCAAACTTTTTAGCTTCAAGCACATTATTAGCTAAAGCTTTAGCACTCTTACCAAAAGTTAGAACTGTAGCTGCCCCAGTTTTAGCTACTTCTTCTACAATTTCTTTTTCATTTAAAGCTAGTTTATTAGTAGCGTTAAAAGCTGTAGCAGCTCCTAATATTGAAGCTGTATTTTTGGATAAATCACCACCTGTGGCTTGAGTAATTTTACCTAATGAAGTAGCTGCTTCAGCACTATAGCCGGCTTGTTCTGTTATTTGGGTATAATCTTTTAATAATTCTCCACTTAATTGGGCATTAGTTCCAAATGCTTTACTTAAAGCCATTTGAGATTTAACTAATTTTTCAGTAGTTACATAAGTTTCTCCTGAGAGATTGGCTACATTATTCATAGAATCAACCATTTGGAGACTCTCATCATAACTTACACCCATACTTTTAGCTAAATCTCCTGTAAGTTGATCTGATAATTTTAGAGCATCTTTAAGTTCTAAAAGAAGAAATACTATAATATCAACAGGTTTAATAGCGGCCATTATATTTTGAGCAAATCCTTTAATAAACCCACCAAGCCCTCCCCCAGCTGCTCTGGCCCCTTCTAAGGATTCAGTTATCATAGAAGAAGCCTCAGAAGAAAGTCCTAACTTTTGAAGAAATCCACCCATCCCCTCAATCAACCTACCAGTCAAACCCATACTATTAACCATTTCTTTGTTTTGATCTTGAAGAGAGTTTAAAACTTCTCTTTCAATATCTGCCTGTTTTTTAGCAGATTGAACTAAATCATCAGATATCTCAACTCCTTTAGATCTTAAGATATTAATACGGGCTTGTATAGAGGTAAAAGCTTGTTCTTGTTTTTCTCTGATTTTAGCTATATCTTTAGCTATATTTTGCCCACTATTAAGTTTTCTCTGTAAATCTAATTGCTCATCTAAACCTAAAGTAGTTTTCTTAACAGCCCCAGCTATATCTCTTTCATAAGTTTTAGCTACTTTTTTAGCTACAGTGTCAAGATCTTGAGAAGACTCAATAGCATCTTCAATAGCTTGTCTAATAATAAAGCCTAAAGAGTTAAAAGAATCAATAAGGCGTTCTGTTTCTTTATTTAGATTTTTAGCTTCTTCAGTGGCTCCTTTTAAATCTTCTTTTTTAGCCATATTAAAGGTTTTGTTATAAATATGAGAAAGTAAGACCCCTTACTTATATGTAGGGGTCTTTAAAAACTCAGGAGCTTGAACTTGACCTTTTGAGTCTATAACTGTTGTTTTTCCTTTATTAAGAGATTTATCATGTTCTTCTTTTTCTTTATTATAGAAGTTTTGAATTTCATTAAAAGTAAATCTTCTAAGCCATATAGGCATATTATAAATTTCACTCCATGAATAACCTCCTTTTCCATGAAACACTATTTCATGGATTTGTTTAAATAAACCAAATCTAGCTTGAGAAATTATATCAGACGTCAGGCCAAAAAAAGTTTAGATTTATTGGGATAGCAATCTCCTCGTTGCTATCTGTTACAAAGGTTAAATCAACATCTGGCTGTATTTCTCTAATATATTTTCTTAAAGCTCTAGAATCTCTAGCTAAGAGATAGTTATCAATAAAGTTTCTAATATCTTTAGGTTCTGAGAGTCCATTGATAGAAGTAATCAGGTATTTTAATCTTGTAGACAACTCAGGGGCATTGTCTTTGCTAATCTTTTTTAAGCCTCTAAGCTCAGCATCAATTTTAGTTTCATCATGTCCTGTTAATATCTTAAATGTAATAGGAGTATTACTTTCAGGTAAGATATAAGAAAAATTATTTTCACCAGAAATTAAAAGAGATTCATCAAAAGGTTTGTTTTCTAAAGTTGATAAATCAACAGTATATTGACTATTATTATAACTAAAAGTATAATCTTTACCGTAACCTAAAACTCTAGCGGCTATTAATAAAGCATTTTTATCACCTATTATTAAATCTTTAATATTAATTTTAGTTATTATAAGAGATTCAAGTAATTTATCTAAAACAATACCTTTTTCAATATATGCTTGATTAGTAAGAATATCTTCTTCTCTAGCTGTCATATATTTCATTTCTACTTTCCCTTCTCTTAAGGGATGATTTTCAGGATATAGTAAACCTTTTGAAGGTAGTTCTATAATTTCAGTTGGGAATTTAAATTCACTCATTTGTAATAACTTTATTTATTATAAATATGTAAAAATAAAAAAGAGCGTGGAAAACCACGCTCTCTTTTTATAGTTGTTCTAATATTAGAAGTTTAATACACAGTAATCAGGTTGAACTGTCATAGTGAGGTTTATAACACCTTCATTATCCCAGTTATATTCACCAAAGTTTGATTCAGTGATTAAAGCTCCTTTAATAATCCATTGTGATACTACATCACCCACAGGACCTAAAACATCAAATGTTAAGTCTTTTTTATAGAAATCAGAATATCCATCTCTACCTGTGATTGATTCATGATGTAATCTTACCCATTCCATTACAGATTGAGCACCTGAAGGAGTGATAGGGTCAAATAGGGTAAATTGAATAGTACCCCATTTGGTTTTACCTTTCACAAATCTCTGAATGTTAATATGATTAAGTTCAAGAGCACCTTGTGTTACTGTAATAGCACCAATAGCCTTTACTAGATAGCTTGGGAATCCATCAATATACATGATGAATCTATTTTGCTGCTTAGGCTCAAATGGTGTGAAAAATATTTCGTTTGGATCTAGTACTGCCATTGTTTTAGTTTATTATAAATATTATATATTTAAATTCTTATTTATTAGGCTGGGAATTCAGCTCCAGTAGGTAAAACATTGAAATCAAGTACTATAAATTCAGCTGTTCTAGTTGGCTGGATAAAGATTTGGCCAACTAACTGATTTCTATCAATTACATCTGGAGTATTGTTTGAATCATCCATCACTACTCTAAACGCGTACACACCTTGTCTTTGTTGAACACTTTCAAGATATGGGTTAACTTGAGCTAAGAAAGCATTTCTTGTAGCAGCTGTATTTTGTTCAAATACTAAATTGTTAGCTACTTGACCAATAAAGCTCTTAAGTTCAATCAATAATCTTCTAACATTAACTCTGTCAAGAGCACTAGCTTTCTTCTGTAATGTTTTCTGACCAAATACTGCTGGACCTGTAGCTGGGAAGTTAGCTATAGGATTGACATTACCTTCATACAAAGTATCTCTGTCTGATCTTTGAAGCTTTCTTTCTGGTCTTATTACTTGAGCTAATCCTCCTCTATTAATACCAGCTGGTGCAAACCAAGGCTCAGCAGCAGCGTCATTAGAAGCATATACACCAGGAATTAATGTTGAGGCAGGAACCCAGTTAAATTTACCTGTGTCAGGATTTAAGATTTGAATCCAAGGCCAGTATGTAGCAGCGTAACTAGAATTAATAGAATTAGCTTGAGTAACAGTTGAAGTTATAGTAGCTCCATAAGCAACTAAATCAACAACCGCAATAGCATCTCCTCTATTTTGGACTGTTGTTATAAGAGTATTTAATGGAGAAGAATAATCAGCATAATACAAACCAGGAACTGTAATTACTTTGTAAGAATATTCTTCTTTATTAGCTAATAAATTTAAAGCTGTTGTATAATCACCTGCTACTAAACCTTGAGTGTTTAAACTGTTAATATTATCATAGAAATTAGCTCCACCTATATTTAAATTACCTATAGCTCCTCCAAAAGATCCACTACCTATTAAAGGAACAGAAGCTGTAAATTCAGGTCTAGCATTACCTGCACTATCAAAGAAATTAGGTGTTGGGTAATTTACAGCTGATACGTAAACATATCTACTAGCATTAGGATAATTACCAACAGATTCAATATAAGTTTCACCCCCAGTAGTAGTTACTTGTTGGTATGAATCACCAATAACTCTAGCTATATAGTTACTCTGTTCAGGATCTAAAGAAACATTAGCGTATGTTTCTAAAATGACTTTTTCATTAGTTAAATCATCTCCTCTTCTAACTAATAGGGTAAAGGTTCCTGATCCTGAGTCGGCTTGTGAAATTTCCCATCTAACATTATCAATAGAACCATTAGTTAAAATACCAGCTGAGTTCTCAGATCCTGAACTGTTTGTTATGGCTCCTTCTGAAATAGTTTTTAATACAAAAGGAACATTATTAGTGATATCATCAGCTTTTAGAGTAAAAGTCATATTGGTATTATCAGAATCCCCGGCCCCAAAAGATTGAGATGGGAAAATTATAGTATCCCCAACCGCGAAATTCCCGCTCTGCCCAGTTACTTGTATAGCAGATATAGATGAAGTTGAAGATAGTGTAATTGAAGCAGTTACATTAACATTTGAAGCACTAATCCCAGTGTAAACTTGAGCTGCACTTCCTGAAAGATTAAAAGTTTCTACTGAAGTAAGAAGAGAGGAAGAAGCAGTATTTAAAGGACCTGGTACTCTATTAAATATATTATCACTTGTAGCAGATGTCCAAGCTGTTGAACCACCACTAACAACTCTAGTTACTAATAAGGTAGTACCACCATTCAAGAAATAGTTATAAGCTGAGATGGAAGTTAGATAAGAATAGGTTTGATTACCACTAACAAAAGTAGTTCCAAACTTATTTTGATAATCACTGTATGAAGTTACTATAGTAGGAATTTCAACAGGTCCCTTAACTGTGGGACCTACAATAGCGGCACCTACTTGTACCGGCTGTTGGGTTATAAATGACTGGTCGTTTTCTCTTGTAAATACACCAGGTGATACTATTTGTTCTGCCATGTTGTGTTAAGTATTAAATTCTTGTTATGTTTTTGTAAATAATCCTGAGTCTATGTTTATAGATCCATTACCATATTTAGCTGTCAAAGTGTTACCTAAATTAGTTTCTTCTTCTTGTAATTGAGCTAAAGATTCAACTAATTTATCTTTTTGAGCTTCTAATACTTGTAATTGATATTCTACTTGTCCAAATCTAGAAATTAGATTTTGTTGAGTAGCTTGTAACTGCTTGATGTTGTCAAGTTCTTCTTGTGATAACTGTATTTGTTCACTCATGATATAAATATTTTAGTGTTTTCTATAAATATCAAAATCTTCCTCAAAACCTTAACACTTATATCTTAAATGTTTTATTTTTTAGGACGATTATTAATTTCATTTATATTAACAACCGTCTCAGTTTCAACAATAAACTGACCTGTACTAAATACTTTTTTATCTACTGTTAAATCTTTTTGTGGAATATCCGGTATTATGTACCCATTCATACTGATGTCAAATGTAGCTTTAGCTATCCTATCAGTACCATCAGTTAATTCTGTAACAGTAGCTATTGAATCAATATTAGCTTTAAATTTAAATCTTTCAGGATTTCCCCAATATGAATCAGAAGCGTAAGTAACAGATTCAACTATTTTGTTTAGTTGTTCCATATAATAGGTCATTATAGTACAACTATAACTTACAGTTATATGGTTAGGAACAACAACAGCATATGATTCGTTTATAGGAACTCTATTATTAAGAATATTAAATTTATCATAAGCATTCTGCTTATTATATTTCTTTTGAAAATAAGCTACATTAATAGGATTATTAGCGTCTAACTTATTATATTGTCCCTTAATGGGGGTAACAGAGTTTCTTTTAAACATGATTATGGGAGCCATAATCTTGCCTTCTTTGTCTCTATAATATCCATCACGTTGGACTGATTTCCATCTTTCAGGAGAACCATATATAACAGGAACTGCTACTCTTTGTCCATTTTGTATTACAAAAGGTTTGATAACATTTTGAAAATAATACATTATAGACTCATCTATATCTTTAAACTCTATAGAAAAAGGTTTAGTAGTATCTCCTTTAAAGGAGTTTTTTCTTCCCCTATTTAGTTCTTTAGCTTCACCTGTTGATATCTCATATTGAGATTTAGGGGTTGGTTTTCTTCCTTTGGTAGCCATTAGAGTCTTGATAGTTCAATACCCAACTTATCAGCAGGGGTATAATGGGTTGAACAGATTATTGAGTAATTAGAACCAAACTGGTTTAGACCAGGATTTAGTGGATTAACTTCATTTGGATAGTCTGGATCTTTACCTAAAAGATATTGATTAGAGTTAGTAGAATCTACCTCATAATATCCTCCATTGTATAAAATAACATCACCTACTTCAGGAACTAAACTAGCGTCTATTAGATCTTCTTTTAAGAATCTAAATACAACATTTCTAGCATATTCCACACCAAAATCATCAACAGTAAACTGTTGGTCTTGTCTTTCTATTAAACAATTAAATAAGACAGGCCCATCAAAAAATCTACCACCAGCAGCTTCACCATAAATGTTTATAGCAGTTTGTTCTAGTTTATATTTGTAAAAAGAGCATTGTTGAGTGATAATATCTCCCATCAACTCTCTAGTGATAGTTGTAAATAAATTAATATCTCTTTGTCTACCAAAAAGTGCCATTATCCAACATATATAGTGTAAGGAACATTATTTAACTCCTTTTGCAAATTTTCAGATTCTTGGGCTCGTTTTTCTAATAGTTTATTTCTTGAAGTTTCATCTAAATAAGCTCTTAATCTTTCAATTAAGGCTGTTTTTTCAGCTGTAGCCGCGGTTATTAAATCTCCATGATTTAAAGTTACCTCAGAGTTTGGAATAGGTACAGTAGAATATTTGCCTCTAATATAACCTAACATTTCCTTACAAAGGGCTAAAGCATATTCAAATATCCATTGTCTACCTATAGAATTTATGTGAGAATATGTTGGATTACTATATGGAGCATTTGATACATTAGTTACCTTACCTTGACCCATGCTACCAGATACAACTGGATTATTACGGTCAGACTTTAAAATGTATTCAAAGTGTAAAGTATAATTACTAAAAGGAATAGGGAATATTCTTAGTTGATTGTTAATTAGTTCAAAACTGTAATTAGATTTTCTAATTTGGTCATTAAACTCAATAGCTTGAATTTTCTGTAAATCATAGTTAATAGGCATTAATAAAAAGTTAATACCTGGTGAATATGATCCAAATCCAAATGCTTGTAAAAGACCTTGAACATCTGTACCAGTACCGGCGTAAGGATCAAAATATCTTACAATAGGAGGAATAGATTCATAAAATATTCTCTTAATCTCAAGATTACCAGCATCTATGCTTTGGCTAACAGCCCATTCATTTAAGTTATATTTTTGTACTCCTTGTTGTAAAGCAATACTACCAGTTCTCCAAGTTACACTACCTCCCACCCCAGCTTCAACACCATATTGATCAGCTATTCTAATAACTGTTCCTAAGTTAGGTTTGACTAAAGTGTCATTTAGGTTAGATCCTGTAGAAGCTCCTTCTAAAGATAAATAGTTTTGAGCTACTTGATAAGCATAAATTTCATTACCATATGTAGTTACTGCTTCTTCAAAAGCAGTATAGAAATTAATGTCTTGTAGCTCAACATCAACTAAAGGATATCCTAATCTACGAGCTACAAATATAGCTACTTTATCAGCGTCTGTTTGGAAATCTGAATCATTATCATAAAATCCAAAAGGTGTATTACCTGGGAAGAATGATGATGAGCCAGGCCAGATAGGAGTGTTCGCCATATTATGTTTTGGGTATAAATATGTTAAGATATAACGATACTACCTCCGTCTGTAAAGAGTGGGAGGTTAGCTCCAAATAAATAATAGTTTGTACTCCAATATTCTCCAAAGAATACAATAGGATTAAGATTAGATGTTAAAGGTATAGGCGCTAAGAGTTTAAAATTACCAAAATTATTATTAGAACTAGAAGACATGTAAGTAGGAACATCTGTAGTTAAAGGAATTTCTGAGCTCCAAGTTGTTCCTTGGTTTGTAGAAGTTTTATAAAAAAGATTTATTCCTGTATAACTTATACTATTACTAAGTCCATTATAATAAGCATACCATGTGTTACTAGTAGTATCAAGAGATAGAGCGCAAGCCCCCTGATTGGATGTAGCTGAAGAAATAATGTCAGTTTTAGCTGTTATACTAGATGAAGTTAAAGTCCAACATTGTAATTTATTACTACCTAAATTTGGAGATTTAAAAGCTATTAATATGTTTTGATTATTAGTATTATCAGGGACTGCTGACATAATAGGGAATACAACATTAGGGTTTTGAAAACTCATACCTGTAGATATAGAAGAAGTAACCCAAGTTAAAGCAGAGTTATCCCAATGTTGTTTAGTTAGAATAGAAGTGGACCTATCCCAATGTATTAAACATAAATCTTGATCATCACTTGATCCCTGTTCAGGGAGAATAATAGCTTGACCATAAGTAGATTCATTTCTAAAAGGATTTTGTAAAGATGAACCTGTGTATATGTTCCAACTGCTAGAAGAGACTGCAAAACCTTTTTCATTTGTAGTTCCATTTGGGTTGGCATTAAAAGCTATAGCTATATTTCCCCCTTTAGCTCTAGTTACTGATAAAACATAACTATTTGATGTAGAAGTAGAACCATTATAAATAGTCACAGGTGAACTTAAAGTATCATTAGATGTGTTAAGAGTTCTATAAAATACATCATCATTAGTATTATCCTGGTAGACTATATGGATTAGGTCACTATTTAAATCACTCCATCTATCATACCATACTGCGGCGTTTACAAAATTGAAATTACTAGCTATAAGAACTGTATTGGACCAAGTATAACCATTATTTGTAGATTTTTGATACCCAAAATAATCAGCACTAGTATTTAATCCCCCATAAAAAGAATATAAAGATCCAGAAAGAGTTTGAACTATATAATTTGTACCTGCTCCATCTAAAACACTAGAATCTAAAGCTTGAAATTTATTATTTATTCTAGCCATTTTTATTTATGATTTTGTTACTTTTACAGCTACTGTTATTTTAGCTACTCCTGTTGATACACTTTCAATTTCAGCTTGAATATAATCTCCAGCTGTTAAACTTGTCCAAGTAGATAAAGAACTACTAAAACTAGAAGATTGATTAGTTAAAGTAGGTTTTTCAGTACCCGCTATACTATTAGCTGTTGAAATTGGAAGGGTAGTGAATCTTCCAGATATTACATCAACTACACAAGAGGCTGTCATTAGGTTGTTACTTGAGTTATAAGCTAACATTTCCCATCCTGTACAGGTACCATTATATGGAACATAAACAGGAGTATCTTTTTTACCTGTTGTTAGATTAGCTCCCCCATCATATAAAGTAATAAAGATTGAGCCTAGATTAGATCCACCTCCACTTCCACCATTTAAAGCGTATGAAGCTGTAAGAGCATATGAAGAACTAATAGTTCTTGAAGAACTAACAGCCCAACTTGAAGTTCCAAATAATGAACCTGTAAATGAAGAAGCACTTATTATTGAGGCTGTTATAGGAGTTGTTGTAACTGCGCCTAAAGCTGTTACTTGAGCTAAAGTACCAACACTACCTCCTCCTCCACTTCCTGTATCAATTGTTAGGTAAAACTCTGAACCATCACCTTTTGTGAAGGTTAAGGTATTTAAAGATACTGAAGCGGTTTTTAATAAAGAACCTGTTATTCCTTGATCAACTCCAGCGTTTAAAGCATATGAAGCTGTAGTAGCCCAAGAAGCACTAGCTACAGTCATTGAAGCAGTATCAGCTTCTGTTAGTATTGTATTACCATTCCAAGTAAAAGCACTGCCGGTAGCTGTAACAGTGCCTATAAGGGTTTGAGTATTAGATGAGGAACTTCCAAAGGTATTTGAACCAGAAGAATAAACTACTGAAGAAGATATATAAGTTACTTTTAAAACTTCAGCATTTATTGTATTGAATGAGCCTGTACCAGCTGTTATATTACCATTATTTATATTAATAGAACCACTTAAGTTAAAAGAACCAGTAAGTCTTAAAATTCCTGAAGAAACTCCAGCTACGCCTGGTTGAAAGGTTAAGTTGGATAAGGAAGATTTATTAATTTTATTAGGATCTGTATTATATATTAAGTCATAAAAGCTGGAATTGCTGCCATTACTAGTTATAGAAACTGTACTAGCTACAGTGGCATTAGTAGCATTTGAAGCCCAACTTGAAGTACCAGTTAGATTACCTGTTACATTACCTGTTACATTACCTAAAAAAGTCCCAGCATTTACTGTACTAGCTCCAGGCATATACAAAGTATAATCTGAAGGAAGATTAAAGAATTTTGAACTACCATTAAAAGTAAACCCTGAAGCTGTTACTATTTCTCCTGAAGGAGATATAATAGCTAGAGGATATACATTGGCTCCTAAACCTCCTATAGTTACTTTACTAGCTGTACCTAATAATGAACCTGTAAATACTCCTATAAAGGATCCACTAAATGAACCTGTATTATATGAACTGGTAAAATTATTAAAAGAACTAGTTGTAACTAAAGAACTAGTATCTACACCACTAGCATTTAGAGCGTATGAAGCGGTTAATGAGTTAATAGCCCAACTTGAAGTACCTAATAATGAACCTGTTATACCCTCAGAAACATTTAAATTACCTGTTAATATAGAACTGCCTGTTACTTGTAAACTACCTGTTACTTGGGCTACTCCACCATCAAAAGGAAATCCATCTCCTGGTTCACCTTGGGGTCCTTGGGGTCCTTGGGGCCCCACAGTAATAACTGATACTATATCATTACTAGTTTGAGTAGTGACATTAACACTACCATTACTATTTATTTGAACAATATTATTTGCCATTAGTATAGTCCTTCAGTTACTTCTTGAGATAGTTTAACTTTACCTTCTAATAATCTAGTAACAGTACCATCTGATGAAGCTAATTCAAGATCATATGATGCTAAATCAAAACTTAATTGAGAAGATGATATAGCTGATATATATACTCCTATAGCTCCTGAAGTTGGGGGTTTTAACCCACCAGAACCGCTTAAATTTAAGCCTGTTCCATCAGCAGCTAAACTACTTGATAAATTTATATATAGAACATCAGATCCTGGTGATGGTCTTAATTGCATTCTAGCTTGATACCCTGTTAAATCAATAGGATTTCCACTAGAATCTTTGTAAGCTATTTCAAAATCTACAGTAGCTCCTTGTTCAATTGTAAAAGAGTATTTTCCAGCTGCCATAATTTATAGGATTTGTTATAAATATTAAACATCTTCAGATCCTAAAAATTCGTTTGTAGTTTTAATATATAAATAAGACTGTTTAATTGGGTTTGTTAATTGATCTAATTCGGTTACTGAAAAATAATTAGTAAATTCTGATCCTGTAACTATAAAATCTCTCTTATCTAAATGGGGTTTATTACTCTGTCTTACAACTGCGTTTACATATCCTAAAATAGTTAGGGTAGCTATTTCAGATTGATAATCTAAATTAGTCACAACTACTCTCCAATAAGAAGAGTATGCTCCGGTTTGATGTTGTATAATTTGATTGAGTGCCATTTTTTATAATTAAGTTAATTGAACGTATGAAGTATAAACATCAACTCTATTAGCGTTACCCGCCTTAACAAATAAAGAATCTTGTGCTTCTAATATAATAGGTTCTGTTATAGGTTGTAAAGAAGATTGTATTGGTACTAATGCATCTTTAATAATATAAACATTATCCACAGATCCACTTTTTTGTATATAAACATCAATTGAAGATGCTGAATCTGTTATATTACTACAGTAAACACTTTTTAGTAAAGTGGTTGTGTTAGCAGATCCGGAATATAAAAAGGTTGATCCAGAAGTAGTTAATTTTGTTGCTATTGATTTATATGTTGTGTTCATATTTTATGTTTTTTATAATGTTGGTGGTGAGTTCTTGTAAGGGTGGTCATTGGGAAGGTTGACTACAAGTTCCCATTTCCATGCGAGGTAGCCTTCCACTAACTGACGGTCAGTAGTTGAAAGATGTCCTTTACAAAAGATTACTTCAGAAACAACACCAGTAAAGTTTGGTTCTTGGTCACGGTAGACTTTTCCAATTCGTAGAACTCCAGTTGTTACTGCTGTATTTCCCGAAGCAGTAGAAGTTTCTGTCCCGCCGTTTTGTCGTAAACGAATACTTCCACCACTCAACTCAACTCCGCTGATAACATTAGTGCCAAAGGTGTATGACTGCGTGGTAACATCATTGTTGCCATCCCAGTTATAGGCTCCAATTAGATTGCTTGTCCCCCTAAAGTAGTTTGAAATATATCCACCAGTATCACCCCAAAAACCAGAGTTATTGAACCCGTCTACATTATTTGACGTAGCAGAGGTGGCACGACCTACAGTAAAAGCGGAATATGAGCTATTGAGAACGATGTTGGAAATAGCAACAGTTGACAAAAATTTGATTGAACCATCAAAAGTTACTCCGGGTATGTTGTTGAGTGTTGTTGAGTTGTATCCGGGCTGATTCGCCGCCGTTGCTTGAATAGCGTGTCTTGCATTCCCACTCTTATCCAACCATTGACTTACATTGTTGCCACTAAATGTGATGGAGTTGGTATCATTAGCATCTAACCATAGCGAG